CCCTGCGACCGTCTTGCCTGATGTCAATACGCGGGCTACCTAGTTGCCACTGAGTGCCAAGCTGACTAGACTCAAGCTTTAAGATCATTTGACGACCACGAACCCTGACATAAACCTGACCAGTAAACTCTTCAATAGGGACGGTAGCTGTACGAGCAATGGTTGCATTGCTGTTGCCCCCTACAGAAATAGGGTCGTTAAAGCCTGAGCCAGAGTTCTGCATTGGGATTAAAGTCATGGTGACTTGCGGAGCGCTTGCGCCCGTAGACCCACTAAAGGTAATGTCTGGAAGCATACGCCACACAAAACCAAAGTGATGGCCGTCATCAATATCAAACTCAGCAGTTTCAATGACTGCGTTAATTGCAGTGGTAACTTCTGTTGAGTTATCGTCTACACCGTACTCATGGTAGACGACGTTGTTGATGTCTGTAGCGGCCATTGGGTAGTTACGCAAGCCGGAGTCAAGCCATGCGGTTCTAACCATGTTGCCGTAATACCATACGCCTTCGCCGTTGTTCTCAAAATAGTTGTAGACCACGTACCGGTCAATTGAGGAGGACGATGCTGAACAATAGAAGAACCAAACTTCATTAAAGCCTTCATTGGTACTGGCAAAAAATTGATCTGACTGTTCTGCATTAATATCTTCAAAAATAAATTTACGTAAGTCGCAACGTAATGTTTGAACGCGACCGTCGTATTTGTAGAACTTGTCTACGCCCATCCAATAAACCACACCCGAACCAATTGCCACAGCGTTTTGGCTGGCAATAGAAATGTTGTCACCTAGCAGCTGGGAACTCCAAATGACTGGCGGGCCTTGGTATTGTAAAGAATACAGCGTTGAATCCGTGTACACCAAAATCTCTTGGCGAGTCTGAAGCGCAGTCACAATCTTGGAGCCATGTGACAACAGTAAACTACCGGCTTGGTTTGTAGCTGCGGGCGTCCACATTGCAATGTCTTCTTGATCCGACCAGCGAAGCAACATCTGGTTTTGCACAATACTGCCGTAGTCGTTTACACCAAACGCAAACACAAACCTTGACGCATCAGAAACAAGTAAATAGTTCTGCATCAACGGAACGTCCGATGCGCCAACCAAACTAGAAACTAAAACACCTCTGGTGGTTAACCCAGTAGCATTGTCCCAGTAATAGATTTCTCCACCACGATAACCAAAGACTAAGTTTTCACCAAAGTTTGACTGGCTCCAAATCCGGATTGGAAAGCTCGTAGATGTACCAACACCCCAACCACCAGTACCCCATCCACCTGCACCCCATCCCAGAACAGGCAGGGCAGTAGCAGGGCCAACGTTAATTTGATACGCAGCCACCACAGCCGCGCCGCCATAGGATCCAGCTGGAATAGCAGATGCTACAGTGATTGTGTAGGTATCTACAGTCAGAACTGTAATTTGATACTCTTGATTCCAAGTGGTCGCGTATGTGCCGGTAGCACCGCTGAATGTGACAAAGTCGCCCGTTACCCCGCCGTGAGCGGTATCGGTTACTGTAACTGTGGTTGTCCCGTTACCGGCAAAAGGATTGTTGTTAATTGTGGGGGCTGGAACTACCCGCAGTGGGGTAATGTCGTAGTATGTGCCGCCAAACTCAATGTAAAACTTTAAATTGGTTCCAACGCTTAACAAGTTAGCGCCGCCTAACGTCACCCAGTTCCACAAAGAACGGCAAACCCCAAGGAAAAAATTGGCTGAAATGCGTGTCCACCCACCAATTTTCTCAGGTGTACCTTGACGAAAGCGCACCTTGTCGGACACATAGTATCCGTTTTCATTGGTATAACGAGTGTTCTCTCTGTTTACACCGGCTTTCAGGGTAAGTTTTTTGAGCATCGGCAGTCCTACGAAAGAAACACGGCGCGTTCGTCGATGCGACGTTTTTGCAGCCCTTTGAGAATTTTACCCCCCGCCATGCAATACTTCAAGAGTTCTTCTGCCGCACCTTCCATATCACCACGCATCACCTTCTGGCGCAGAGTTGAACGCTGTAATGTGCCTAGCCCCACATTGAAGGAAAATGATACCAACGCATCAAACTGTCCTTGAGTAAGAGGCACAGGACAATAAGTAGCCACGCCTTTCTCAAAGCGAGCAAGATCTGCCCTAAGTATTGCATCAACTTCCTCCATTGAATATTTACGCATGGCTTCTGCGGGTGGTGTAAACGCATCCCGCTGGTCTATCTTCAACTTGCCTTGCTCTGGAAACATGACATGGCCGACCCCGATTGTCCAAAGCTTTGCTGGACATTTATACGGGTTTACCCTCACGCCCTCATGGTGGCGGATCATGTGTAAACACTTGTCTGAGATTTTCATTTCCCAAACGCCCGGCCACCAAAGTGGAACGCTATGATTGAAGCAAACAACGCTTGGGTGTCAGAGTCCCACAGCATCTCGGCCAACTCAGTGAACGGTACACCACGGCTCCAGCCGTAGGCAAACAGGCCGATGTCAATAAACAACAGCAGGAAGAAGAAGCCGTAGGTGATGACTGGGCGAACAGAAGCTCGGAGGTTCTTCATCCATGTGGATGTACCCTCGTTTAAACTCATATCGTGGGCGTAGATAGCTTGCATTTCTGCCTGCTGTGCACCAATCAAAACCTGTTTAGTATTGGCCGCGCTCTCTGTTTCTAGCTGCTCAGACTTGATATGTTCAATTCTTTCTTGAGCCTCAAAGCCTGCTTTACGCAGTTCAAGCTCGCGGGTGATCTGCATCTGGGCAAGATTTAACTCATGCTTTTTATCCGCCCGGTCTTGAAAGAATTCCAGAATCTTGGGCAAACCGCCCATTAAAAACGAAATTAGCGTGGAGAGTAGTGTCAGCATAATGATCCTTTACTGTTTACTTTTACTGAGCATAGTACTTGCAATCTGCAGCATCCCTATGGCTTTGGTTAAATCCTTGGGTTCTTTTTCCCACCCGACCGTAATCTGTCCAACAAACCGGCCCTGCTCTGGCGGCACACTGACCCGGCATCCAAAGGTTACACCCTTGTCGATATACCACAATCCAATCTCGCTTTGGGGCGCGGCATATTCACTACAAGGTATCTCATTGGCCATCAACGCAACCACATCACGGTTGTTGGCTGAACTCTGTGTAAACAACCCTACGTCTAAACCTTCATGGGTTCTGTCCCTGCCCTCGCGGGTATACGCCCGATATAGCACCCTTGTACCAAACAGAGGGTTGACTTTGAATATCGCCACCACCGCCGCATTGGTGTTCTTGAACAAATGCGCTGCAACGTCTTCCGCCCTGTCCTCTGCAATCGTTGGGAGCTTCTTATTCTCTTTGTACGCCTCAAACAAAAAGGCTTGGTTCTGCCAGACAAAGTACCCAGAGAAAGCAAGCACCGCCATGAGTATCAGCGCAAACAGTTTAAACGGGCTGTCTACGTAGGACAGCACCTTACTCAATACGTCTGCTGGCTTCTCGTCACTCATAGACCAACCATTCCAAGTACTTTATTCACAATTTTGTCCGAAATAAAGTTCGGCAATATCTTGATGAAGTCTAAAAACAGATTTGCACCCCACCAAGCACCAATAATCTTGAAGCTCATGTCAGCGGCTTTTTGGTACTCGTTCACCGCCCGCACCTTACTTTAGCGCAGTGCTCCATAACCTCGTAGACTCCAACGTACAACATAAACAACAGGATCGCAAGGCCACCCAGCATCAGGCCAAACTCCAGTTGCTCCTGCTCTTTCTGTTTACGCTTCTTCTCTTCTTCCTTCTCCCGCCTAGCGGTGTGGGCATCTTCCACATCCATTGCCTGCGCTCTGGCTTTGATTTTGTTCCACACATCAATCTTGCCCGCTTGCATGAACAGTATCTGCAAGTCAGCCTCAAACGTCTTGGCTTGGTCAAGCGCCATCTCAATCTGAAGCGCGGTCCCCATAGAGGAACCACCCTTTTTCTTAGACTCTACAACAGCCTTAGCCGCAGTTGACTTAGCATCAAAATACTTACCCAGCATTGGCCCAAGCGAAGCCACATCATCCACAGTCTTAGAAGCCTGCTTAATCAGTTTTACTGCAGACTGAATACCGGCTAGGGCCGTGATCGGATCAATCATGTTTAAACTACGATGTGATTGTTTGACCTACAGAACCCCCAGCCAAGTACGCGCCATTGGCATACACAACGCCGCCGGGAGAAGTTACGGAGGTTCTTAACACCCAGTTAATACCATCTGCGCTTGTTGCAATACCAGTCGTTTGAGACACAACAACAAAGTTAAATCCGTTGTAATACAAGTTAGAAGCCACAGAAACTTTTGCATCAACTTGTGTAAAACTCACGCCATCAGTGCTATATGCCACGCAATTTGTAACTGTTGATGGATTTGTACCGCAAGCCAAGAATAAGCCGTTGGCATAAATAACATCAGTCAAACCGCTGGGTGGGAGATTGGTCGGGGTGAAATAAATCCATGTAACGCCACCATCGCTGGACTTAGCCATAGCTGAACTGTCTGACTTGTAGTAATACAAAGATGCTCCATCCGACACAAGGTACCCAACGGAACCTGTAAATGGCCCAGACGCAGAAACGGTAGTCCAAGTTGAGCCGTCCGATGACGACTTAACATCGCTTGTGGCTAAATTTATAGTTAAAAAATTAGAACCATCCCAAGCAATTGCAGCATTGGAACTACTCACGCCGCTGGGGTTTGTCCAAGTAGTTCCGTTCGTTGTACGCGCTGGAGCACAAGTGCCGTCAGTGGAAAAGGCCAATAGCGCAGACGGGGATTGAACAAAACGAATGTTGGAGGTTGACGTAGCGCTAGTGCCGCTTAATCCGTTGCCAGCAGTCCATGTAGTTTTGTTGGAGCTGGAATAAGCAAGGATGTTGGTAGTTCCATACAACGATGGCCCCGCCAGCAGGTACAAAGAATTAAAATACGCTGCATCAGTTGCCTGAAAGAAAGGCGGAATGCTTGGGTAATATGTTGCAGTAAATCCACCTGTTGCTAGCGTTGTACTTGTATATGCAACTGGGTATTGCGGAAAGCCAGCCCCAGCCACACCGGGCAAAACATACGTTGAACCGACAACAGATAGATTAAATTGGCTGACTGTATTTCTTAAACAGGTAAAGTTGTAAGGCGATGTGCCCACAAATGTTGGCATTGTGGTTCCGCTAGAACTTTCGTAAAAAGCAAAAGAAGAACGAAATACAAATCTACTCCCGTCCCAGCAAACATATCGCATATTTGTTGGTGAGGTACTTGAACCAACCAATGTCCATGTCGTACCATTGGTGCTGGTGTAAACATAATAAGTTGAAGAACTTGTATTGCTTGAAACACCCACTAATCGAGAGCCACTCCACGCAATAGACAGCGTATTGTTACTAACGCCAAGGTTTCCGCGATCAGTCCAAGCCAAGCCATCCGTACTAGAGTACGCTTTCATGTTGGCGCTCATTACCCATAAAGATAAAGAACTTGCGTATACCAAAGACCTTGCTGTATTTTGAACTGTAGCGGGGCCAATGGTTGTTCCGGTTGTCCAAGATGTACCGTTATCTGCTGTTTTATATGAGAAGAAGCCACTAAACGTCACCATATTGGTTCCGTCACCAGCAACACCGTTTAACGTAGCAGATACGGGCGCAGTCTTCTCCGTCCAAGTCAATCCGTCTGAACTAACAGCAATATATCCCAGAGAGCCAAACGCCACAAACTGTGAGTTGACATAACTAACACCTGTGATCGCAACACTGGGGTTTGATGGTGTGATTGTGTATAGGCTGAAGTTAACTGTGTCGGTGCTGTACGAGATGGTATTGCCCGTACCAAGGAGTAAAGTGACTGACCCAGACGTTGCGGAGTCTCTCCAATATACAACAGGAGCTGGGCTAGGTGTATTGCTAGTCCATGTTACGCCAGGCTGAGTTCCCCCTGCGCTGGCTGCCGCCAGAAGAGTGCTCGTAATGTCCATGCCAACTCCTTAAGCTGCGTAGCCAGTCAAAGAAGCAGCCCGCCATACTGTGCCGCCATCGCTAGTGACAAACATCAACAAAGCCTTAGTTCCCGCAGAAAAAGATGGTGCAACACTGTTAGGCCAGTACACAGAAGCAGGCCATGTAATAGCACCACTTGTGTAAGTTAACTGCAAGGTAAACCCAAAGGCCGTTCCTGTAGCGGGTGGATTACTAAAAGTAAAGGTTGTTGAGCCTGCGACCGTCTTTGTAAAGTAGGTGGCTGTGGAGCAATCAATGTCAGAGGCGGCAACAGCTGTTACGTTATTGGCAGTTTGGCCTGAAAGCAAAGCACTGTAAATTACCGTATCTGCGGGCTTAACATTGGTTGCATCGTTGTATACAAATGCACGGCGTCCATTAGGGATGGTTACGCCTGTACCACTGCTGTTGCTGATTGTGATGGACTGCCCACCGGTTGTGTTGTTGATGACCAAATATGGTTTTTCAATCGCTGGTACAAACAATGTACGGGTCGCAGTCAAACTACCAGAAGAAGTTAAATTTAAAGCAAAGTTACGTGCAGACTGGCTGGCTGTCGTGTCTGTTAACGTAATGGTTTTATTGGCATCCGTGGCAAAGTTCACAGTATCCATGCCAACAATTGCTTCTTCAATGGCCGTGCCGATGTTGGAGTTAGTGGTTGTACCCCAAGATCCGGACTGCTCGCCCGTGCCGATTAGCTCAAATTTAAGATTGGAAAAGCTGCTTGACATATTAAATCCTTACGGGAGAACCGGGTTCCAGCCCGGTGTTTGGGTGTCGTCTACATCCGTCCAACCAGATGTTTGCGTATTGTTGACATTTTGCCAGTTTGTTGTCTGGCTGTCATCTACTGCCAACCATGTTGTTGTCTGAACATTGTTTATATCACCCCAGTTGGCAACTTGGTCATCGTTAATATCAATCCACAGGAACGCGCCAATCAGGGAATCCGCAAGCGTTGCAGACTCTAGCACCTGTGCGTTGTAGATCGAGCCGGGTGGGTTGACCTGATCCAGCATCTGCGCAACCGCCAGAACTATGGCGTTGTAGATTGATCCGGGAGGCGATACCTCGTCAGCAATGTTGGCAGACTCTGCCGTCTGTGCAACAAAAACAGCTAAGGCGGACGCAACATCCGTAGCGGTCGCGGACTCCGAGATTGCGGCAAGCGGTATAAACGCCGCGCTGTTGGTTTCTGCTCCTGTGGCTGCCTCTATGACGGCGCTTGGGAATGTAGCTGCCGCTTGTACTGCGTCTTGAAGCGTTGCCAGCTCAACAACCGGTGCTGAGTAAGTAGACCCCGGAGCGTTAACAGAATCTGTTAAGGTGGCAATCTCTTGCAAAATACTTTGGAACACTGCACTGGCTGACACTTCGTCCAAGCCGGAAACAGCCTCTACAACAGCAGCAGCAAGATCACGAAGGGCGCTGACCTGATCCGCACCAGAGGCAGACTCTGAAATCTGTACGGCTATTACCAAGAAGCCAAGCACAATGTCTTGGGCTGAGGATGCCTCTGTGACCTGCGACTGGAATACGGCCACTGCGTTTTGGCTGTCTATCCCGCTGGCTGTCTCAGCAACATTGCTTAACTGAACTGCAGAAGAAGCTGTGGCATCAACACCACTAGAGGCTTCGGAGATTGCGCTGCCAAGCAATGCAAGGGCGGCAACCACATCGGCTCCACTGGAAGTCTCGGCAACTACGCCGCCAACCGAAACACGAGTGCTTGCTGCGTCTGCGCCGCTGGCTGCTTCGGAGGCATTTGCCACCAGTGTTTGAGCGCCGGATACCGTATCAACGCCGCTTGCCGTTTCAGAAAGTAAAGATGGGAAGCTGATAAACCCGACCGTCGAGTCAATACCGCTTGCCGTTTCCAAGACAATTCCGCCAAACGTGGCGAGAGAAGAAACTGTGTCAATCCCGCTTGCAGTCTCAGAAGCAGAAGATGTGAAAACAACGGTAGATGCGTTGCTATCCAGACCACTTGCGGTTTCGCTTGCAACGCTAACGAGCACCGTCAACGCTGATGCCGCATCAATCCCGCTGGCTGTTTCGGAGGCGGAAGACGCAAAAACGGGGGATACTGAGGTGCTGTCCACGCCGCTGGCGGCTTCGGAAATAGCTCCGGGCAATGCTCTAAGCCCCGCTACGGTATCTACACCGCTGGCTGTTTCGGAAACTGCGCTTCCAAGCGAGGCAAGGGCTGAAGTTGTGTCAATACCACTGGAGGTTTCGGCTATTGCGCCACCAAGCACTGCGAGACTGGATACGGAATCAACTGCACTGGCTGTTTCAGATACGCTCCTGCCAACACCTGAGAAGGCTGTCACACTGTCCACGCCGCTTGCTGTTTCAGAAATAACAGGAGTAAGAACTGCAGATCCCTCTATGGCGTCAACTCCGCTTGCGGCTTCAATAATTGACTGCGTGTAAACAGGGAACGACGCAATATCATCAACTCCGCTTGCGGTTTCGGAAACTGCGCTGCCTAAAACGGCCAATACCGACACAGCATCAACGCCACTGGAGGTTTCGGAAACTGCGCCTCCCAGCTGCGCAGACGATGAAACAGTGTCAATACCGCTGGCAGATTCAGAGGCGCTAGAAGTAAAAACTGCACTTCCTGCTGTGGCGTCAGCTCCGCTTGCGGCTTCGGCAATGCTACTTGGCAGTGTTAGGGATGCGCTCTGGGCGTCAACTGCGCTGGCTGTTTCGGCAACAGCGCTATTTAATGACGCAAACGCGGACGTTGCATCAATCCCACTGGCCGACTCCGCTATGGCGATCCCCAAAGCAGCCAACGCTGAAACAACGTCAATCCCGCTGGCGGACTCGTTGATTGCGCCACCAAATACAACAAACGCTGCTACGGCGTCAACCCCGCTTGCGGCTTCGCTTATGCTGGCGTTATAAATCGCCCCGCCAAAAGGCAGGGTCGAGTACGGCGTTTCTGAAAAAGCGGAGAAGCCAAACATGGCTTACTCTACCAATTTTTTACTTCAGCAGTCTTGCGCATTTTCAAAGCCAACTTGCAGCTTCAGGTCGGCATACAAGCCATCCATCAAGTTGCCTTGTGGTGTAGCGCAATAGAAAGCGTGTTGTGCGACTTCCTGTGCGTTTGCTTGACGGGCATCAGCATTGGCAGACACTGACACTTGGTATTGCACCTGATCCTTGTTGCCAAAGATGTTGGTGATACGTGCGTAAGCGTCTGTGAAAGGGACGCCGACATTGCTTGTGGAGATAGAGATTTTCAGAGCCATGATGTTTCCTTTAAAAAGTGACTTCAGTTGTTTCAATTTTTGTTACCCAGCGGATTGTGGTTGCTGCTGCACCAGTAACTTCAACTTTAATGCCGCCGTTAGTAGTGTCAGCAGTAATAGCCAAAACCCAAGTAACAGCACCTGCATCTTGGGCAATCACCAATGGAGTAACAGCCGCAACCAAAGCTGTGGACGCAGCGTTAGCGCCTCGCTTAATAACGCCTTCAAACTTCCAGCCTGATGTAGTACCGCCAGCCGTGACGTTGGCAATGCAAGTGCCTTGGAATGTATAGGCGCTGTTGTTGGGTAGGATTACTTGGTTGGTTGTGGA